GTCAACGACGAAATCAGTAGTTCCAACCGTCGGCGCAGTGGATTGGTAAAGCGTGCTCTCGGTTGCGGTGTAGTCGGTGTATTTAATCGATGTCACCGACTGCAGGGGCGCACGCGGTAGGCATATCGGGACTGCCGGGAATTCGTCGAAGATCAATTCGAGCGTTTGAGTGATGTAAGCGCGCCTTTGATACCCCTCGGCAAGCAGCCGCGCCGATTTGATCCATGCCGCGATGAGGCCGTCTTCAACCGAATGAGAGATGCGCGTGTGCAGCTTTACGTCTGAAACCGAGACTGGTTCAACCGCTGGAGCTGTTATAACTGCTAATCTCATTCGTTCCCCTGATTTAATATGGAGGGCGGTTGGCCCGCCCCCCATTCAGCCGCATCATGCGGCTACTATCAACGCCAATGGACCGGGATCGCCGCCAGTGGCGTCTATTCTTAGGCAGCCGGTTATGCTGCCACCTCTTCCCACATAAACCAGCACAAAAACGCCGCCGAGTTTGCCGCGGTGCTATAGAATGCGGCGTAGGCACCGGGAGGAACAACCAAGCTCCCCTCAAGATCGATCCAGTTTTTTGGACCAACGGTCCCGGCCGTGGTCGCTTCGGTCCACGCTGTCCCGAAAACCTGCTCAAGCACGGGGGTACCGACAAGGGTGCATCCGTTATCGACAACCGCCACCGAAGCGGCGCCACCAATAAGACGATTGCGCGGGGTGATTGCTGCGGCTGCGTCTCCAGCATTAACCCCGGTCATCAGGCCAATGGCCGTCGCAGTTGGTACCGCGATGGTTGTCGCGTATCCACACCCACAAAGAACAAAGTTTTTCGCCGACGTCGAAGGGTTGGACAGAACCAACCCGGTGTATGTTGTCGCCATTGCGGCCGTTAAAGCCACAGCGGCCTGGTTACACGCCACGTACAGCCGCCCAGCCTCTGCGGCATCGCGATATTTTCCGCCTTGGGCCACAACGAGATTACCGCGTGAATCCAACCGAACGGGTCCGGTTGATCCGTCAGAGAGCGATTGTGCGCCAACTTTTCCGTACATATCGATTTCCTTCCTGGCAGCCATTTTAATTGCGTTGATTTTTCTCAGGTCCAGCGCCCACATACCGTTGTGGTAGACGTACTCTTCACCTGTGTCAACGGCGTGGAATGTGGATCCCTCGGTCGCGGTCGCAGGCTTATCGTCTGCGGCAGCACCGTTCCATCGCTGGACATTGGTTTCTAGTTGCACTGCCATATTTACCCCCGTGTCGGTTATGCGGCGGCGACGCTGGCGCCATCATCGAGCGGAACATACCAGAGCGACCATTTGATCGATCCAGTATGCGTGTCACCGACGGCTGCCTCAATAGCACCAATTGCGACAACCACCGGGTTGCCCTGCGCGATAACGGCACCACTTGAGCCCTTGCGCATCGCATCGGCGGCAGTTCCGGAAATTGTCAATAATTCGACGTTCCGGTTGTTGGGTTGGCCACGAGTTTGAACGTTACCGACTTTGATTCGATAACCGTGGTAACCTCTCCGACAATTTGCGTTACGAGAACGCGGCCGCCGGAAATCGTGAACAAATCCTCGCCGTTGATAATGTTGTCGGTTGTGCGATCAACGCGCTGCCCGAGCACTATCTTGGTGTAGGACATGAGAGGATCGAGTTGTGACATATTTTTTTCCTTTTCAGTGGGCCGGTTTTACGCGGCCCGATGGTTTTTTACTGGTAGTAAACGTCTTCAAACGCAAACGCCGAATAGGTGTTGCTCGCGCTTCCGGCGTTGCATGCGATACCGAGGTATTTATCCTCGGGAACCAGATTTGCCGGAACCTCGAACACGATGAAATTCGACAGGATCCCGTTGGTATAGTTTGCTGCTGGAACAGATCCGGCCTTGGCATCGGCAGCAGCACGCACGCCGTTGACGAACACCGGGACGTTTGCCGTCAGGGCGGTAGTGTTGGTACCGGCAGCATCATCGGCCGTTGCAAGCGTCAGCGTCACGATGGTTGCGTGCCCCATGGTCACCGGGCAAACGACATAGATGGTCCTTACGCCGGGGGTCGGAAGGTAGTCGACCTCGGTCGTCACGTTTCCGGCGCGGCCGTGCTGGATGATTTCGGGATTCAGTGTAAAGGACATATCAACCTCTCTTTTTTGTGTTTTGTTTCAATGCTGGCAAGTTTCCCTGCCAGCGCCAATTCATCGATTACCGCGCGCCGAGCGTGACATACGGGGAAACCGTATGCGACGTGTTTTTGTAACTCGTCACCGGGCTGTTCGTGTACGGCGTACCGTTGAACCGATACCGGAAGCGGAACACGTTTTCGTCATACAGGAACTGGACGTGGATTGATGTGTCGGTTTCCAAACCGCCCTTGTCGATGCCGACATAATCGGACATATCGGCAAGCAGAATGTCGCCTGCGTCGCCAAGCTTCGAAAGCTGTTCAACCGGAATAACAGGGCGCCCCATGAGTGTCATATACGGCAACCCGGAGGCTCCACCGGCGGGGAGGAACACGGGAACGCCGCCGGTACCGACAACCTGCGACATTGTCATTAGCTCTTTTTGCACTTCCTGGTTAATGAACCATGTTGCCCTGGTCTGAGACGTTGGCGCAAGGCGTGACCACATCTTGATAATGTTTTCCCACACCACAGTGTCGGCCGTCTGACCGGTCTCTTTGGTAACGGTAATCAGTGCTGGTGAGTTCAGGACGCCAAGCGGTTTTCCAAGGCCGTCGCCGTTGAAAATAGCATCGTCGAGTTTGAACGACATTTCCTCGGAATACTTCTGATTTACAAAAGCTTCCATCGCCGAGGCGTCGCGCATCAGCTCCTCGGTCATATAGCAAAACGCGAGCAGCTTTTCGAGCTTCAGTGTAATCTCGCGAATTTTCGGCTTTGAAGATGTTGCGGTGCCACCTTCGTTCGCCCAGTAGGCCCGCACTCCACCAGAGCGGCTACCATCCGCACGACTTGTTTCGTTCATTGCTGGCATTACAATTCCGTTTGACCCCTCACCGATCGGGATCATGAAAATACGGCTGAACACGGATGACATTGTCGCGATTGAGCCCATCATTTTCGTAACGAACTGCTGCGTCACCATGAATCCGCCGTCACTGGAGACGGAAACGTTCGTACCGGTACTGTTCTGCAGCGAACCGGTCTCACGGTCGCCCATGAGGCGATTGTCGATAAAACCGCGGCTCGGGTCGTAGGCGCGCTTGACAGCGTTCAGGAACTCGCCAAACGAATTCCACGGCTTGCGGCGGCCGAGATCGTCGCCGACCTTGACGCTACCGGGTGGCGGTGTGACAGACGCGCGCAAAGCTTCCTTACGATCAAGCATCTCTTTTTCGCGCTTTGCCGAAGCCTCCAACGCCTTGGCCTCTTTTTCAAGATCGTCGTAGAGGGCCTGCTCTGTTTCGTTCAATCCGCGATTCTCTGCTTTCGCCTTGTCGAATATCGCCTCCATTGCGGCGAGTTTCTGGCGGATGAGCTCGTCATAGTTCATAATGAACTCCTTATGGTTGAAAGATTGTGTTTATGCCGTGCTTCGAATCTTTTGAACCCATCCGGGTCCGCAGCTATAGCAGGCTGTTTGTTAAATCGCTCTGTAGGGAATGAATGAAATTTTCCTATGTCAATTTCCTGGCCGTTGATGATGGCGGTGTTACCTCGAATGCATGCGGCGAGTTTCATTTCCTCGGAAACCTCATCAGCATATCCCATTTTTTTCGCCTCGTCAGCCGTCCACCACGTTTCAGCAGCCATCAAATCGAGAATTTCCGCCTCTTTGCGCCCTGTTTTAGCAACAATCGCGGAGGCGATTGAGCTGTCAACCTTTTCCATGACATCCGCTTCTTTGCGCATATCAATGGCGTTGCCAACAACGATAGCCCACGCTTTATGTATCATCACCATTGAGTTTTTAGGCATGACGATTTTATCTGCACCGAGCGCAATTATCGAGGCAATCGAGGCGGCAATACCCTCAATAATCGTGGTTTTTTCGGCCTTGTGGCGCTTGAGCATGTTGTAAATCGTGATTCCGGCGAACACCCCCCCCCCGGGGGAGTTGATGTGAGAGACAATTTTTTTCTTGTCTTTGAGTTTTTTTATCTCGTCACGGAACCATGACGGTGTCACATCTTCCTCGAGCCATTTTTCATCGGTGATGGTTCCGTATATGTAAATCTCACCGACGTCGTCTGACTTATCCTGCACACCAAACCACGACTTGTCGTCGACGATTATTGCTGGACCATTATAAATTTTCATGGATTATTCCT